TGCCTCTACTCCATGCAGGACTTGGAGCTGGTTTACAACCCAGCCATAAGCGGCTACGACATGACTGACGCCAACACCGGCATCCCGGTCACGCCGTCACAGGTCATCGCGATCCAAGAGATTCGCTACAAGATCCCAGGACCGTCCAAGCATCTGCCTGCGATTCGCAGCTTCCAGACCACGCGCACAGTACCGACCACCGACTACCCCTCGGGCATGGCTCTGCTGTTGGAGGGCTCAGCCTTCCCCGGCCTGCCCATCCATGTCCGGTTTCGTTCGCGCTTTCAGCACCTCCTCAACCTCACTGACGACTGCCAAACGGTGGGCTTGCTGCCGCCCGAAGCCAACGGGCTCCCCGCCCTGGGCGCTGCCATCCAACTGATGGCGGGCCGCGAGGTGAAGCGCAACTTCACTGAGGCCACCAGTGATCCGTTGCAGCTGGAGCTGGTGACTGGTGGACAGGTGCTCAACTCATACAAGGGTCTGATGCTTCAGCGGCAAGCGCGCATCCAGGCTGTGGCTCAGGGTTTGATCCGCGCCTACGGTACGCCCCTGCGGGTGCTGTAATGGCTTCGCCGGTTGCATTCCCGACCGGAGTTATCGGTGGCGTTTTGGACCAGGTGTGGTCTGACGTTCAGACCGGGCTTTCCGTCCTTGTCCCCGATCCGTTCGTTGTCTCCATAGCAGGGCATAACTACCTCCACGACTTAGAGTTCAAGCCGTGGAAGCGCCAGGCTATGCGTGCCACAACAACGGCAACAACGAGGACGCAGGCCGATACGTCCAACGAACCTGGCGAACAGTCCATCTCCACCGAGTCTTTGTGGCGTAGGACGCAGGACTCCTGGCACCTCGGAGCAGGGCAGGTGTATCTGGACCGTAAGGGATCATCGGAGTTTGCGTTTCGTGCGTCCAAGGGCATCAACCCGTGGACGCAATGGCAGCTGACGCTGCTGAACGACACCTCCTCGGTGCTCCAGTCTCTACATACCAACCTGGACATGGTGATATGCGGCACGCATATTTACGTGATTGACGGCCAGACGCTGAAGTATTCCAGCGGAAGCATGTCGTCCTGGACCACCGTGACCGGCACGCCAGCCGTCACGGCTAGCTCCATTTGCACCGATGGCTTCAATGTGTGGGTGGCCTACGGAGCCAGTGGTGTTTATACGACGACGGAAGCGGCTGCTGCTGCCACGCAGTACATCACTTCATCCATTTCTTCTACAGCTGTTGTGCGCTTCGTGATGGGCAGGCTGATGTTGGGAACTGGCGACACGATCTATAACCTCACGGCAAGCGGCGCACTACCGGGATCCCCACTCTTGACATCTCTGTACGGCAACATGGTCTGGGTGGATTTCACTGTGGGTAATGGTGTGATCTTTGCGGCAGGCAACTCGGGGAACGTTGGTGTTGTCTACTCCATCCAGCTCACCACGGATGGCACGGCTCTATCGCCGCCCATCCTGGCGGGCCAGCTTCCATACGGCGAAAACATCAACTGCATCTGTGGATATGGCGGTGCCGGGGTGGCACTTGGTACCAGCTTGGGCTGGCGCTTCTCCGAGCAGGTGCTTGCTAACTCATTCACCGGGACGGTTGGCTTGAATATCGGTCCCTTGACCACAACCCCGTACGCCGCACCAGTGACGGCGATGTGTGCATACAACCGCTTCATCTGGGGAACATGGGCTAACTATGACAGCACTAGCACCGGGCTGTTCCGCATGGACCTGAGCCAGTTCACCGCCGACCTGGCACCCGCCTGGGCTACCGATCTGATGGCAACCACACAGGGCCAGGTCAACTCCATAGCAATCTTTGGCAACGGAACGGTGGTGTTCTCGGTGAGTGGCGTAGGAGTGTTCGCGCAGACTTCCACATTCGTACCGCATGGCACCATAGATAGCGGACTCATCACCTACGGCATAGCCGACAGCAAGATGCCGGTGTTCGTTGACATTGCTTGTCAGCCGCTGCTGGGTACGATACAAACCATGACCGCCCTGGACGGTGAGGCCTTCACTAGCTGTGGTGTAGCGAGTGCAATGAATGTGCCGTTCTTTGAGTTCAATACACCCCAGACCCTGGCTAAAACCATAGAGCTTCGTGAAGTGCTGGGCTCTGCCGCCAGCAACACCGAGACTCCTACGCTGACGCGCCACACTCTCCGCAGCATCCCTGCACCCCCAGCCCCCACCGACTGGAATGTGGTCATCCAGCTCCGGACTGGTATCCGCATCAAGGATGTGGAGGTACCGCTGGTGCCCAGCGTGGAGTATGGATTCCTTGATTCTCTGCGTATCAACAAGGTCATCTGCACCGTACAGATTGGCAATATGCCTGCGTTCTCTGCCACGATTGAGTCCATTGACTGGATCCCTGAGCAATGGGATTCTGTGTCTGGAGAGCTGAATGGGGTGGCTGTCGTGACGTGTCGTACCCTGTCCGCAAGCACCTAGTATTGGAGCCGCATGTCCGTTACCTCCTGGATCAGACGCCAGTTCAATAACGCAGTCAGTGTCACCGACTATATCCCAGGTGGCATGTCGAACGTGGCTACGAGTTTCGTGGCGCACGATGGCACAACGTTTCCAGATGGATCGGTTGGTGACTTCATTGTCACGGTGGATCAGGGTCTTGCTACGGAGGAGCGCATCTTGTGTTCCTCGCGTTCAGGTCCAACCTTTAACGTCGCAACCAACGGTCGTGGGTACAACGGCTACACAGCTCAGAACCACGGTTCTAACGCCACGTTGCTACACACGATGGACAAGCAAGACCTGGATGAGGCAAACCAGGTGGCGGTGCAAACGCTCGGCGCGGTCCAGGCAGCTGGTGACTTGCTGGTTGGTTCTGCTGCCAATACGCTTACGCGCCTTGCGAAAGGCTCTACTACTCAGTTCCTTCAAGCAGGTAATAGCACGTTGCAGTGGGTCAGTTTCGGCGTCGGTCAGTCCAAGACGATTGCTGTCTCTAACACTGATGGTACCAACGCCACCCCGGCGCGGTCTGACCACACGCACATGGGTGTTGCCAGCGTCAACGGATCAACTGGTGCCGTCACCGTGGTGGGCTCGTTGAATGGGCGCAACGGAGCGGTCACGCTAGCGAGCGCTGATGTAACCAATCTATTTACCGCTGCTGGCAACCTGTACGTGGGGACTGGTAGCAATACTGGTGAACAGCTTGCCGTTGGTGCGGCTGGAACGGTGCTATCGGTTGGCGGTTCTGATCCTTCAGGGTTGGAATGGATTTACCCAGCCCTTACCAACGCATCCGGCCACCTCGGTGGCGACTACTCCCCCACGGGATCCCTTGCAACGTTCTTAACCACAGCCTCGCTCGCTGCGGGCACCTGGCTGGTCACGTTCGGCACCTCGGTGACTCCCGGCACAAGTGCCGGGGTTGAAATCCAGGTGGCCGCAGGTACGGCGACCTCAACTTTTGAGGGCAAGTTGAGCATGGAGTTGTCCGCCACATCGACTAGCACCCAGTTCCTTGAAGGAACGATGTCGGTAATCGCTACTGTGACTGCGCCGGGGACGCTTGTGTTCCAAGCCAAGCGCACCGGAGTCGCCAGCCTTATCAAGGCCACAACGCCTAGCTCTGGCCTCGCCAACGCGACCGGCTACACCGCAGTGAGGATTGCATGATCTGTCCATTCGCCACCTACAAGCCCATAACCGTTAACCACGGAGGTACGCGGTCGGCTCGCATCGGCCTAGTGATCCACGTCCAAGAGGGCAACGGCTCGCTGTACGGTTGGTTTAGCAACCCGGCAGCGGAGGTATCCGCTCATTTTTGGTGCGCCAAGGACGGTTCGCTGGAGCAGTACCTAGACACCAACGTGGTGGCGTGGGCAGAGGATAACGGTAACGACAGCTATGCGTCGTGCGAGTTTGAGGGCTTCGACACCGAGCCCATGACTGCTGCGCAGCTAGCGACCGGCAGTCGCCTCGCGTCATGGTTGGCGCAGGGTGAGGGTTGGCCCATCGTCGGCCCAGTTGCACACGGCACGCCTGGCGTGACATCGCATAGCAATCCTGATGGTACACCTGACCCTGCATGGGGCGACCATCCGTGCCCTGGTACGATTCGCCTAGCGCAGATACCAACCATTGTTCATGGGGCAGCCCCGCCCGCACCACCTAGTAAGCAGGAGAATGAGTCAATGACAAGTCAGATTTCAGGAGGACAACTCCATGTGTGGGGCGTTGTGAACAACGTGTCCTACCACTGGTGGCAGTCCGTTGGCGGCAACCCGGTGGGCCAGCCGTCATGGTATGTGGAGAGGCTGCCCCAGCCGTGAGCAAGCCCTTCAGCGTTACGTTCGTCCCGCGCAATGTGGCCAAGTTCCTGGTGGCCCTCGCAGGATTGGCAGGAGAGGCCCTTTCCCTTGGGCTGGTGCCTTCCGCCGATGTCAAGTGGGTGACTGGGGCTGTCGGCCTCGTTACCGCTGTCTCCGTGTACCTGGTGCCCAACAGCGCACCGTCTACACCTCCGACTCCACCGACCCCGTGATGTGGGCAAGCTATTTGCAATGGCGGGGGCTGGGATCCTCTATGGATTTGCCCTCCTCGCGGCAGATTGGCCTAGCCTGGTTGGGCTTATTGTCGCAGGCATCAGCGCCGTCGCAAGCCTGCTCACGGCAATCGCTACCCTGAGCGATAAGAGGAATCGACGCCGTGTGGACCAAGCTGAACATCTGGATCAGGAAGCACGTCGCCGCTCTCGTGCTGCTGGACGTGCTGTTCGGCGGCGCGGTATTCGCGGGACAGGGAGTGCAGATCAACACCCTCACCCATCAGCAGGCGCAACTGAGCAGCCAGCAAACGCAACTCAGCAAGGCACAGGCGGGCGCGAAATGCTGGGACAAGGTGCTGGACCAGGCGGTGAAACGTCCTCCCAACGATCAGACCAGCAAGGCGCATCTGATGGCAGAGGCGAGGGCCTGCGCGAAGATCACTGATTAGTGATGCATGAAGTATCTTACCTGTGGTTCAATCACTTCTGGCCCAGCATCCTGAGCAACGGCCCAGAGGCGCTAGTGCAGACGGTGGTGTACGGGATCATCGCCGTGGTGTTCGTGCCGCCAGTGCGCCGCTGGTTCCTCGGTCACTTCAGAAGCGTGAAGGCTCACGCCGCCGCAGAGAGTCAGGCGCTACACGCCAAGCTGGACCACATCATCAAGCATCATCCGGCCATCCCGCCGTTCCCGGCTCAGGCCCCACCCGCTTCGGCTGCCGCTGATTCCACGCCCGCTGAATCACCCGCCACGCCTGACCCGACTCCACCTGCCGCGTCGTAAACCGCAGCACCCGCCATCCATGCAGGGTGGCCTCGTTGAACTTCTCGCAGTCCGTATCGGCGGCTGCGCCGCGCTTGTGTCCCCCGGTGAACTGACCCCCCTCCACCTCTATCGCCAGCTTCAGCGTGTCGATGGTCTTGCCGTTGCCGTGAGGCGCGGGCGGGTGTCCAAGGGCGAAGTCGAAACGCCACCTACGGATGGGATGGAAACGCCACTGGCGGGTGTACGGATACCCCGCCTCATCCAACCATGCGGCCATTTGGTCCTCGCCCTTGGACATGCGCTCAGATTAGTCCGTTTCCGGACGCCAGTCCTCCGGAGGAACCGCGGTGAAGTGACAGTGCTGGCTTCCGCCGTAGATGTGCTGCCAACGGTGCAGCAGGTCGCCAGGGATCTTCTCTATCTGCCACCCACAGTGCCTACATTCGATTATCTTGTCCACTTAATCTCCTCGGGCGGCAACAGGCTATCCAGGAACTCGCGCACGGCCTTGTTGACTAACCAGTTGACAGCCACGCTGTGATCCTCGGACGCCTTGCGTAGGCGATCTGACAGCTCTTGCGGAAACCGGATTTGATGCACGTTGCCCGCAGTGTGCCGGTCCTGTTCTTTAGCCACTACTTCCACCTCCGTCTTGTGCTGTGCTTGGCGCTGACCTTTTTGTCCAGCGTAGCGGTTTTGATTTCCTCCCGCTTAGGCAGCAGCGCGCTTACGTGAGCCCGGTATTGATCCATCGCCCACTTGCCGTTGTTCTGGGACTTCCATCCACAGCAGCGGCCTGCGCATTTTTCGCCTCCACCGATGTCATGTTTCACTGCGCATTCACAGTGGACCGTCATCTGGCCGGTTAGGGGTGCCTCTTTGTGGGGTGTGTGCTTACTCCAGTCAATCATCCCAGTGCCGAGCGATCCAGAGGGTGGCACACGCCTTCGAGCACACCTCGCCGCCAGGCACGGTCATTTTGTTGCTACTCATGCCGATGTATTGCCATCCTTCCGGCAGCGACAGATAGGTACCAAAGGCATCGCGAGGTGGCGACACTTGTGGGTTGTTCATTCCGACTGGGGGTGCCAGCTTCTCGCAGACATCACACATTTTCGGGGTGCTCATTGTTCAATCTCCTCTTTGTCGGCCTCGCTAGGAGTCTCCTGCGAGCGGGGGTGGGCGAGGCTCATGTTAACCACGCCCGCTACGTTACCTTTGTCGTACAGCGACAGCCCGAACTGGTTGCCCAGGTCTTTGGCCGCACGCTTCAGCGCATCAGACACGGCGGTCTTTAGCGCCTGGTCGTGTGCATCGCCACGATTTGGCTGGTGCTGCGCTTGTCCGGTAGCGACATCCTCGGACACCTTGGGTATCCACATGAGTCCACCCGGCCTAACGGTAAGCCGCACGGTGGCGCGGTAGGCCACGTCCCATCCCGACTTAATATCGCCACTGGGGGTTGTCCATTCGACTGGCTCATCGTAGATGAGTTGCGAGTCGCGCACTTCCTTATCCCAGTTAAGTGGGCCGAAGATGCGGGTTAGGTGGGCGATAACGTCCCACGCCTCCAGGTAGCTGCCCGCACCGCTGCGCGTCTTAACGCGACTCGGGTTCAGCGGCTTGAACAGCTGTTCTAGCTGTGCTGCGATGATGTTCTGATATGGCTCAAAGGTCATGCTGGTTCGTCCTTTTGTGGGTGTAGGGGAATGATGACGGCGCCTTGGTCGAGCTGGGTTTGCGTATCATCCACAAAGTCTCCAAACGCCTGGCGTGATAGCCACTCCTCAAAGTGACCATTTGTGTCGTGGTCGGTTAGCGCCCAGTTAAGCAAGTCACGCAGAAACACTGCTTGTTCGGTATCGATGGGCACATAGGGCGCGTCCTTCTCGCCGCGCCTACCTACCGCTACGGTAATGACATCTTCGCCGTTGTTTTTCACATCCACGTTAAGTGGGCCACGGCTCATAGAAAATCCTTTTCCTCGTTGATCGGTTTATTCCTTGGCTTGTTGCGGCTATCGCATGTTTCAAAGTGCGAGCGATAGAGCGGCCTGGTGTTGCCCTCCAGCTCCTCGTCCCGCACGTAGTGAACGACGCGGCGACCGCTGGCATCCCGAAAGTCGTTGCGAACGCAGAAGCGCCCACCATCATCGGCCCACGGGTCCAGCGGCATCACCTTGCCCCTCTCGGTACGCACCCAAACTATGTAGCTTCCACAGGAAGAACAGAGTCCCTCCTGGCGGTCGTTCAGGTGCGTGCCCTGTCTGCGCGAGTCATGGTGTTTCAACCAGTCCCGCACAATCAGTGCGATTGCGTCAGTCCCCATCCGTACGAACGACGGTAGCTTCAAGTCCACGCTTGCCATCGGCAACGTTCTGGAGTCCCTCGCGTAGTGCGCCATAGAACTCCTGAGCGTCAGGTCCGAGCTGAAGCGCGACCTTCTCTAGGTCGTTTGCCAGCCGCTCGGCTTCATCGTGCCGAATCGCCAGCATGAACACGCCTTTGCTTTTGTCTGTCATAGGTCTACCCTCTCTTGTGCTCTTTGGTCAAGCCGAGCCTTCAATGCTGCAATCTCGGCTTGCTGGTTTGCAATGCGGATACGGAGTGTCCGTATCTCTTGTTGATGCTTCTGCTGCATGCTGGTGACGAACTCCTCCACCTGCGTGCGATCCTCTGCGGTAAACGGGGTGTTAGCCCGCTGTTGGTCAGTCATCTGCCTCCTCTACTGGAACCGTGATGGTTACCTGATAGGACTTGACGATGACCTTGCTGGGATGCACCACCATCACTTGGCGGGCTGACCAGCCACGCGGCAGATGCCGCAGCATGTCAATCTCTCTCCGGTTCATACGGTTCCTTCCAGCGTTCGGGCCGCTCCGTGTAGGGCGACTGCCGTGTCTTGCCGAGCCTCCGCATGTTGCTGTCAGCGGCCTTCTCGCGGTGCTCGGGGTGCCTGTGCATGAAGTCCAGGTGATAGTTGGTGTTGGCCCTGGTGCATGCGCCGTCACAAATCTCACCCCGGCAGCCCAGATTGCTGTAGCCGTTGGGCGTGCCGTGGCGAGGGTCGGTGGGGTCGGACAGGAACTTCTCACGGTTCCTGTCCCTAACCTCACCCATCAGCTGAGGAGTGCTTCCAGCCGCTCACGAATCCTGTCGTGGCGCTGTGCACTCTCGTCTGCAACATCAGCGAGGTTGCGATGCTTTGCAGCCTCAACATCGTGTGCATTTGCCATGTGCAGATGCTCCTCAACCGCACCACGCATCAGCTCAGCAGCGCGCTGAAGTTGTTGTGATGCAGTGGCGAAGCCTGCAACTGCCGCTGTTTCCAGGCGGGCCGCAGCTTCGGCCTTACCCCGCCTCATGCGAACACCAGCGTCAGCAGAAGTGCTACGCCGATGCCGATGCCCAGCCAGAACACTGGCCTCTCAATCAACCAACTCATGTTGCTCTCCTCTCTCATGCGACACCGAATCTCAGGTCGCCATCTGGATCACCGAACCGCTGCATGCCATCCTGACGATGCGGGTGGAACGGTGCGTACATCATCGGCGCAAGGCGGAACGCCTCTCTCGCCTCATGTTGCTCAACTTGCATGATGCAGTGGAACACCCACTCCACAATGCTGTCGTCTGTGCAGTCCGGCGTGCAGAGGCGCATGAATGAGGCGTTAGCCATCGTGCGCTCCAGGTAGTCGGGAGCATTCTCCCGACTGAAGTTGGGGGCGGCGTAGCTGATCTGCAACGTCACTGCCTCCTCAAACCGATCCGACACCAGGGCCTCAAACTTCCAGCCTGGCTTGTAGACGACATCTTCGATTATTTGCGTAGCCCGTGAAGCCTGCATTTATGTTAATCCTCTCTGTTTTAGTGTGGGCTTTTACCCTTAAAAGGGCTCCTCATTCCGCTCATAGACGGTTGCGCCAGGGAACTGCTTGTCCAGGATTTGCTTGACATCCTGTACGTTTCCTGCGCGGGGCTCGTTGGACCGTGGTGTTTCCACGCTCGCAACCTTAACGACGTGGGCGGTTGCGAACCGCAGGTCTGGGCCGATTGCCTCGGCTGTCACCTGCACCTTGCTCCGTTTGCCGCCGTCCTGTGTCTCCCAGGACGATTGGTAGAGGGTGCCGAACACCACCGCACGCATCCCCTTGGAGAGGGTGTTCGATGCGTTGATGGCAAGGTCGCCCCATGCCGTCACGTCGTAGTAGCTGGTGTGCTCGGCGCTGTCGTTGACCGCCATGCTGAAGTTCACAACGGCCTTGCCTTGCGCCGTGTGCTTCAGCTCGGGGTCACGGGTCAGATTGCCGACCAGCGATGCCTGCGTGTTGGCGCTCATAGCGAGTCCTGCCTGGTAACCATGCGAACACCAGCGTCGTTAAGTGCATTCTGTATTCTTAGAGGCAACGAGGCGTATAGGCGCTCTCCTACATGGGAATACATAATGCGGTATAGCCGCTGGGCATCTTCGGCGGTCAGCTCGATTCTGACCATATCCGGTGGAGTCATAGATGCTTCGCGCACTCTGACTGTTTTCATTGCTTCCTCTCTTGCTTTAGTGCTGCCTGCACGGCAGCGATACGTGTGTCGAACTTGGCAACGTTCTTAGGTTGTCCAAGTCGCTTGGCGGTGCGCCGCATTTCACGGAGCCGCTCCAGCTTCAACTTCAGTGCGGACTCCATCATGGGTGACGCCGCCTTCTCTGTGGGCGGTCTTGCCACTGCTCGCAGTTGCAGAACACGTCCCCGGTGGGACGGTGCATGCGAAGATTGCACGGACCGTAGTGTCTGTCATGCTTGCAGTGATAGCAAGCGCGCTTAATCACGGGCTTCATGCTTTGCCTCCCATGTACCGTGCCCACACTTTGTAGGTGGGCTCACCCGCCTTCACCTGACGGCTGATGAACTCAAAGCCCAGCTTACCATACTGGCGCTTGTGGTATGCAGCAGTCTGCGAGTTGCCTGTCTCTGTGAACACCAGCCACTCGCCGGGATGGCTCATCATGGCATCACGCCACTTGTCCATCGGCCCCTTACGTCCACCACCATGTCTCTTGGCGGGCGGGGCCTCCCATTGTGGGGCATCGGCCCTGCGCGCCACCTTGCCTGTGGGCTTCAGCGGTTGCTCTGGTAGGTATTGGGGCTGCGGCCTGCCCGTGACGACGAGGCGAGGTGTGGTGAGGAACTCGGGTTCAGTATTGATAGCCTGCTCCAGCTTTGCAATGGGATTGAAGATTGACTCATTACTAAGTGTGGGCTGTGGCTTCTGTGGCTTCGGAGGCAGCGGCTTGTCCATATCCAACCCCGCACGGGCGAAATCCCGCTTGGCGTTGGCGACAGCTCTGTTGTCGCTGGACGTTGTGTGCATCGTGACGATGCTCTGTCCATCAGGCGAGTAGACCTGCCAGCCATCGCTGGTGTCCTTCACTCGCCAGCCAGCAGACTGCGCCTTAGTCAGCATGATGCGCTGCTCTGGGTTTGTTGCTCGCTTTGCCATTACGCCTCCTCATCCATCGGGACCAGCTCACGCTCACCCCACGGCTCAGAGCCATCGGGTACGGAGAGACCCGTGTAAATCACCAGCTCCTCCCTGTCGCCCACCAGCTCAATAGCTGCAAACGGCAGCATGTCTTGTAGATCGTCGTAGGTCATGTGCCCTCCTCGTCGTACATCGCATCGAACTGCTGTGCAGCCAAACGCTCGGCAGACCGAGCAGCAATCGGCGGCACAAACTTGGTGGGATTGCGATCAGCAACCCAGTTCATGTGGTCCAAGCAGGTCGGCACCCACCCCAGCGTGGGGTGAGCAACGTGGCCTGCTACGGGCTTGTGGCAGCGCAGGAACCACTCACACTCGTCATGCGTGGTCATGGTTCACCTCCTGAACCAGGCCAGCGGCCTTGTAGAAACGCTCCTCATCGAAGCGTGAGTTGTCGTTGCCGAAGATGTCAGCGAGCCCGTAGGTCACTAGCTCCAGCGTGTAGGCATCACAGCCCAATAGTCGAAGCTGAGCCAGCTTGTCGGCCACTGCCTCGTAGTCCTTCCGTGTCATGGTTCTCCATTCTGACCTGAGCTTCAGCGATAATCACTTCGCCAGGTCGCTTGCGTATATAGCTATGGTACTCGGTAGTAGTGTCATAAGCAAGCGCAATCTGTTGCAAGTTTCTTCGTCTACAGACACGTTTCGGCCTGATTGGGGTCGTTTGTCCCGCCTGCTCGCAGGTTTTCCCCATGTGGATAACTCCTGTACCGTTCGGTACAAACCGACAGTCGGTCTGGATCCTCCCCAACGGACGTTTGATCGTTCACCTAACGTTCACTCAAAGATTACCTAGGGTTCACCTTCCGGACACCCTGTTGTAACCTGGACAGCTCATACTGCCAGGGCTGAGACATCGCCTCCGAAGCCTCACGAATCGGGCGATGGGCCAAAAGGGCAGGGACTTCGCCTTGCTACTTCGCCAGGATCGTAATCCCCCCGTGGAGTCGGGCGCTCTCCTTCCGTATGTTGCGGTGACGTTCTCACCGCCACCCCGCCGCTAGGCGGTCTATTGACCTGCCAGGGACGATGGGGTGCCAACCCAAACCAAACGAAAGGGGACAGAAATGTCCGATGCAACGCAAACTACGTTGACGGTTCCCCCAGGGGATTCCGTGGACGCAACCATTCGGGACGATGTGAACCATGTCGTTGCCGAAGTCATGGTGTCCCAGGTGCCGAAGGTGGCAGCTGCCATTGCCCAGAATGAGATTCAGCGGGCCGATGCTCGCCGTCAAGCGATTGAGGACAAGCGGGCAAACCGCCGCAACCGAAACCGCTCTTACACCCTGGTCGTGGCGCTGATCTTCACTTTCATGGTGCCGTACCTGGTGGCGAACGTCCTTCACGACGCACCGCTACTGAAATACGCAATCGGGATCGCAATCATTCCCGATGCGTTCATCACGCTGTATGCATGGATCCGCCACTACTAAACCAGTGGGCAGACACCGCAGCAGAGACTTGGACTACGACACTGGACACCAGGTGCGCCAGGCGCCAGTACCACCTATCTTTTTTGGTACGGGCGACCTGGTGTTCCGGGCTGAGTTCCCTGAACTAGTCCTCGAACCATTTGACGACGATCTATCTAAGGAGGATGGTCATCGATGAAACACGAGACAGATACCCCATACTGCAACGCTGTCCACGTGCTGGGCAGTGGTCAGTGTGACCTATTCAAGCACCACGGGTCACAACCCCATATCGCATACGGGCCGGATTACATGCCTGTGGCAATGTGGCGGCGACGGATCCCCACTCGGATGGTGTGTTGCGTTGGCCGGGGATGCTGGGCAGTGGTCATGGCGTTCGGTCGTGGCACCGCCACGTATTACCAGGCCGAACTCATCGCCAATGCGATGGACCGCAACGCCTACAGCGGAAACGTGGACCATCCTGGGCCGTACGTGCGGGCAACCGCATATCAGGACTGGCACAATGACCCCAGGCACAACCGTCCCGACTCGGATGAGGCTATGGACCGGGCCATTGCTCTGGTCCTTCTGGACGAACTGACAGGGGGATCCGATGCTCAGTGAGCAGAGAATGCTGTACCGCATCCTGATGACTGCGTGCCGAAAGTGGGGCTATGCGGTTGTCGAATCCATCCTCCGACATGCTCTGTCGGACTCTCACAAGGAGGTTGCAACATGATCACACCAGAGCAGGCACTAGCCCAGATTGAGGAGTCATTGCGTGCCCACGGGTACAGTGGCAATGCCTACTCTTTCCGGGACTGGTTGCAGGGTGTCCAGGGCTACACGGATGGCGAGGACATGACCTACGGATTCAACCCCGATCTACCGCCCGATAAGGCGGTTCAGGTCATGGCGCACGAACTCGGCCACGTTGTCCTGGGTCACTCCCAACCTGGCAAGGTTCAGCACGGGGACGCCGTGCAGCAGGAGCACGATGCCGACGCATGGGCCATTGCCATGCTGTCCAAGTACAACCTGCCCACTGACTTTGTGCGAGAGCACGACGCCAACGAGGTGGACCCGGACAAAAACCCGTTCTACGCAATGCAGAACTTTCGCCAGGGCCTGCCTGCCCAGTGGCGCAGCGGACCAACGGGCCAGAGTCAAGTGGCGCCCGATGTTTGGGACGCCGCGCGTCGGCGCATGTGGTTTGAGGTGTTCACGCTCCTCAGTCGCAACGCCTGGCAAGGCGACCACTCCACACTGAGTGACGCACTGCAACGCAACGCCAACCGACAGCCGATCCGCAGGGTGACGCTGAACGACGGATCGCTTCTGGTCCTGCTCTCTGATGGGGATTGTTTGCGGTTCGTGCCTGGTGTGGATGAGCAAGGTTTGCCCTTCCACCGCCTTACCCGATGCGAGCCCGGTCCGGGCGACCCATCAATCTACGGCACAACCTAGGTCAAGTGTGCCGTCAAGTACCTGTGCCGTGCGCCTACCATGTCTGCGTACCGATTGCAAGCCGAATCGGACTACCAGGTGGTAGGTGGCACGGGTACTTGCATCCTTGCCTGGTGTGTGGTAGGGGATGCATGGCGCACCTTTTGACAGCCGCCATGACACAACCGCCCGCACGTTTGACCCCCGATGTGCCCTTGACTTTCCGTGAAAAACCGGCTTAGTCCTGCGACTTTCTAGTTTCATTTGTCGAAAAAGCGCAGAGAGGGGCGTATTCAACGCCGTATTCATTCTCAGGTCGCTTTTTACAGGGCTTTGACTACCCATCCTCTGCGTAGCTCTCTATCTGGAGCTGGGACTTTGTTTGCGTAGCTGGATCAACAGTTTTGGACCCGTTTCATTTGTATTCACGCGCAGGAGGGATTAGAAGGGGTTGGAGGCCCCTGTAGTAACTTTGCTGATCGCCGTTTGTCCTCTCGCTCCAGAGCCGGTAACCCCTCGGGCACGATCCTCTCGGCAGCCCTAATAGAACCCGGTAGGTGCATCCTGTGTCGCTGAGCGGGTGCAGTGACGGTTGTTTGTGTCCACCCACCGTATCCGCCCCCAAACCAGCCGCGCACCGATGTCGGCGCTCACCTACAACCGCATTCTGCCGACGAACGCCGACGCCCAAGCGTGGTCAGAGCCCGGTTCGCGGTCGTTATACTGATTGAGCGTACCCGTGTCCCGACCCGCGCAAAAGCCGCACTAACCGCGGCGACTAGCGCAACGGCCCTCGTCGCTGGAGAACTAACCCCCCTCCGGGCGAGGGCCTCGTCGGTTCTGCACGCTAGAATGCCTAGGTGAACCCCTTCTCCCATAAATGGGACGCAATGGAAGATGTCTACACCGAGCAAGAGCAGTTCTTTGACTGGGTGGACCGCCAGATTGAGATACAGGAGTACGAGGAAGTCCCCGAGGAGGACTGGGTGTACACCGAGGACGGACCGGGATGGAGGCAAGGATGATTTGCATGAGGGCGCAAGGCTGGTCACAGCTGTCCCAGGAGCACAGAGCGAACTATCGCGAGGTGGCGGCTCACCAATATCCGCACCAGCCGGGTCGTTGGTTCGTTGAGCTGGAGCTGATACCAAGACCGGATCCACGCACGTGATTAGCGTCGTCAAGGTGGCGAATGCAGCAAAGAAATATCTGGATGCCGAGGAGGCATGGCAGAAAAGCGGATCAGAAGAGGATGCCGAAAGGCTGCATGCGGCGTTCTATGGTCTGAAGGAAAGCATCAAGGGGTGCTCGACCGGGTAACGGTGGCCTCTATACTGTGACCGAGGCTCACTTAGCGGTGGGCCAAGGACATGGCTGAAAAACGGCTGCCGAAGTATGGGCCGTAAAGCACACCGAGGCTGGAGAAATCCCAACCCACCCCAAGGGCAAATCTGCTGGAGGGAAGGAGCGGGCACCGGGCGCAACCCGGTAAGACCGGCAATGCACGACTCCGTGGTAGAGGGGCGTTCCCACTGATCGGGACACTTCCCCCCTCTTGTCGGTCCCCGAATCCGACTGTCACGGGGAGGCTCCTGGCTAACGCTGGGGGCCTCCCCTATTTTCGTTAGGAGACAAACATGGGATTAATCGACCATCAGGCCGACGCACGGATCTACTACCGCAAAGCGCGCGACATCATTAATGACGAGGAGGAGTTCCGCAACCTAGGAGCAGCGGTGGTAAACACCTACCTCCACGCAGCAGATATAGCATTGAAGCTGGCAAGGCAGCCGTGAGAACCAAGTCACGGGCTAGAGTCGTCGCTGATCGCGAGAGAGGCAAGCGGCCTCGCAAGAACCAACAGAAGGCCACGCTTGTCGGCGTGCAGCCAATCTGGGAATGGAGTGATCCGCGCTACCGCACGTATCTAACGCCAACCAATGTCCAGGCCGCTACCTTCAGGCCACCACCGGGGCCGGTGGTCATCGGTGACTACATGCGCCACAAGTTCGCGCTCCGCTCGGCCCGTGACGGCGAGCTGTCTCGGGCCTACACTGAGGCACAGGTCAACGAGATAATGAACAGGTACGGGCCGCTATAGACTGATAGCAGTGGCTACTCCGGTCGGCTGTCCGGACGCAGCAATCGTATGTGCAGAAGGGGAAAGGGCCTTGGGTAGCGCCGACAAATGGATACGCGTGTCCAGTCGGAGTGCGGTCAAGTAGCCTCTCATCAGCAGGAGGATTAGTTAACCCCGTGCTTGCAACACGGGCCTCTTGCTTGGACGCATAAAACCACCCCGAGCCAGGTTCGACTCCTGGGGGCCACTAGAACAAAAGCCGGGAAGGTGCGGACATGCATGCAGGCTTGTTAACCGGGCCGCACCGCAACTGGGTTGGTTGCCCAGACCTGTGTGACTGCATTGTCACACAGGTACGTTGTAACTGATTGTGACAATACCGTCACTGGGTTGGTTGCCAGACTTGACAGACGAGTAGGGAGTATCGGACATGTCGCCCCGACAGCGACTCCACCCTGGCCGGTACTCCCTGCTGGTCTGTTATGATGAGGAATGGGTAAAGGCAAGGGAGGTACGTGTGGAAGCAGACCCTGAGTTCCTCGCTGAAACGGGAAAGAAAAAGTCGCCGTGTAGCATCGGCATTCTCATTTCCCAGCTTGACGAGAACGACCGTAAGCGTGTCAAGGACGCGCTGGAGGATGACCGGGTGAGTGCCCGTGCCATCGCAATCGTGTTAGGCAGGTGGTACGGCAACGCGAGCGGCAAAGGTATAGACGTTCAGCCGCAGCGCGTCTATCGCCACCGGACTGGAGTGTGTAGCTGTGGCCGCTGACGAGGAGTTTTTACATCAGACCTATCAGGACACCATCGTTGGCCTGAAGGGCAGCATCAAGGACTTGCGCCGCCAGCGCGATGCAGTGATAGCAGCCCACAAAAAGCTGATGGTGCAATGTGACCTTCTGACATCTTTAGATGCGGTCAAATCAGATGCTCCGAAGTGGCTGGTAAAGCCCAGCACCAAGGCACAGCATCAAGGCATAGCCAACCTGATGCTGTCGGACCTGCACCTGGATGAGGTGGTGTTCCCGGCGCAAATGGCAAACGCCAACGCCTACAACCGCAAGATCGCAGAGCGGCGGCTGCATGCCACCATCGACAACACCATCGACATCGCCCAGAACTACATAACGGGCTACAAGTACGAGGGCATCACCGTCTGGCTGGGCGGCGACGTGTTCTCCGGAAACATCCACGAGGAGTTGAAGCAGACCAATGAAGCGCCAATCATGGCCTCGTTCGATTTTTGGATTGACCCTATGGTGGCTGCGCTACGGCTTCTGGCAGACGAGTTTGGGAAGGTCCATGTACCGGGCTGCGTCGGCAACCACGGACGCAACACCTACAAGCCAATCGCTAAGAACCGCGTCGAAGATAACTTCGACTGGCTTTTCTACCGTGTGCTCGCACGGGAGCTACGTGGTGATCCCCGCTTCACATGGCAACTCCCGGTTAGTGCGGACGTGTCGGTGCGGCATTACGACCACCGTTACCTTCTCACCCACGGCGACCAGTTCAGAGGAGGCTCTGGCATTAGCGGAATACAAACACCGCTTGCGCTTGGAGCGTTCAGAAAATCAAAGCGCCAGCAGGGAGTCGGGGAGCCCTTCGACACCATGCTCCTCGGACACTTCCACCAATACAGCACCCTTCCCGGCATCCTCGTTAATGGAAGCCTGAAGGGCTACGACGAGTACGCGAGCATCAGCAACTTCGGTTTTGAGGTGCCGCAGCAGGCATTCTGGATCAGCACGCCAGAGCGCGGCCCCGTGTTCCACGTTGCGGTGCAACCAATGAACAGGGAGCGTGAGGGATGGTAGAGATTGAGTGCGCCCGCTGCGGACTTCCGCTGAAGGCGTGGGACATTTGGGAGCGTGACGCCGCTCGCAACTGGGTACACAAGCACTGCCCCACCTGGAGAACCAAATGAGGAACGACGAGTGGATGCAGGATGCGGCGTGTCGGGGGATGGATGTCAACATCTTCTACCCCGGTGACGGTGAGGTTGAGGATGAGGCCGTATACGAGGAGGCCCGGTCTATCTGCGCTGGCTGCCCCGTACAGGCTCAGTGTCGTGACTACGCCATAGCAACACGCGATTGGAATGGCATGTGGGGCGGAATGACCGAACTAGAGAGACACAGGCTAGATCGTAAGCAACGCCGTGTCCGGTGGAACGCGAAAAAGAAAATGCAGGAGCAGGCCGATGCCAACTCATAAGGCCAAGTCACACCAGGTGCGCGCAGAGGAGGCCATCCGGATTGCTGCCTACAGGATGGGCGTGAGTCACTGGCTCAACATCGTGGTGTCGTTTGATCCACGCGCTGGGGATGATCGCGTTGCGTGCGAAACGCTGTGCGACTGGGAGTATCGCCAGGTGTCATTCATGTGGAACTTGCCTATCCTCGCCTCCATGACCGACCGCGACGTGTGGGACACGGCAGTGCATGAGGTGTGTCACGCGCTTATCGCACCTCTGTGGGATTGCATCCCAGAAAAAAAACAGGAAAAGGACCACATCCACAAGCTACATGAACTGGCGACCGAGAATGTGGCGCGCGCGTTCAGGCAGTTGATGGAGGAGGAGGAGACATGAGCGCCCGGTTTCGCCTTCGCCGCCCTGACGGCAAGATTTTCCTAGAGCGGTGGGGATGGGAGTGCCGGTGGTTCGGCGTTTTCGTTCACCACATGCAGGCCCCCGATCCTGGACGCGACCTGCACGACCATCCGTGGTGGTTCGCATCTATGATCCTGAAGGGTGGATACGCGGAGTACAGGGCTCTTGCGCGTGATTCACAACGGCGCAGGATCTTGCATCGTCGTCCTTGGTCGTGGAAGGCACTTCGCCGTGAGGAGTGTCATACCATTTTCTACTTGCAAGATGACACCTGGACGCTGGTGTTACACGGTCCACGCCGGGGAACATGGGGATTCTACAAAGATGATGGCTGGGTGGAGTGGCACGATTACGACGGAGCAGGAAACACGGACATAGGAGTGGTTGACTGATGAGAGAGTTTGACAGCGGGGCTACGCGTGATGATGACACCGGCAAGCTGGACTACGAGGGCTATCTGAGTCCCGATGTGCTGTTTCAGTTCGCCCTCTACATGGAGGAGCATGGTCACACGCCTAACGGTCCGCGTGCCTCAGACAACTGGAAAAAGGGCATCCCCAAGGATGAGCTGCTGAAGTCGCTGCTTCGCCACGTTATGGATATTTGGATGCTGCATCGGGACGTGAACTTTGTGCGCCCTGAATCCGGTGATAAGCCCACCGAATGGGAAGCGTTCGCTGGTGCGTTGTTCAATCTCCAGGCATTGTGGCACTCCTACATTCAGGATGAGAAGAAATAATGGGCTACGTCACCCCCCGCAAGCCGCCTAATCCGCGTGGAGTTGAGTGCAAAAGGGGCCATGACGATTGGGCTATGCGCCCCGATGGATCGTTCCGCTGCAAAGAATGTGAGCGTCAGCGCAATCGTGACTATGCGCCGAACCGTAGGGTGAAGAATCGGGCCATTGTTTGGGCAGATAGCAGCAACCGCAATCTCGGAGCGGGCAAGATCCCCTACGACACCTTCACCCGTGAGGAGCTGATGAAGATGAGGGAGTCAGCCTGATGCCTGCGAAGCGTTTGACTGGCATAGCCAGAGGCCGGAAGTGTCACAAGGGCCATGACGAATGGCGCCCTCGTCAGGATGGTAAGTGGCGTTGCCTGCTTTGTGCTCGCACTCACGACAGGGATCGCAAGCGGTCTGAGAGGGGACGCAATGTGTCCTGGGGCAACACGAAAAATGGGTCCTATGGCAGCGGCAAGCTGCTGTGGGACACCTTCACGCGCGAGGAACTGATGCGCCTGCGGAGCGAAGCGGCCTGACATACTAGGGGGCATGGCCCCCAAACTCCCGAAACTGAAGCGCCAGCCCGCTGGCAAAGCGAAGCCCAAGGCGATTGGCAAGGCGAATCCCACCACCCCCGCTGATCGCAACTATGCTTGGGGCGGCAAGCAAACCAAGGGAGCCCCCACCGCCCGCAAGGGCAGTCCAGCCAGTGGCTCCTCCAGCGGAAGGGGTAGCCGGTCCAATGGCTACTAAAAAGCCCATCAAGATCAAGGAATCAAAGCGCGGGACGTTCACCGCAGCTGCGAAAAAGTCGGGACAGTCTGTTCAGCAGAAGGCGCGGTCTGTGCTCAGCGATCCCAACGCCTCCCCGGCTATGAAAAAGAAGGCCAACTTCGCCCGCAACGCCGCGAAGTGGAAGCACTGAGCTAGTCTCCGGTGGCTATCAGCGCCGCCGTCTGGGAGAAGTACGACAAACTCCGCTCCAACGGCTATTCACAAGCAGAGGCCGCGCGCCGCGCGCAGGTCAGCAAGGCATCGGCCTGGCGTCGGGAGCAGGACATCCGTGATGCCAATGATGGCGTCTACGCACCGGGCGACCTAAGCCATAGCCCGCAGAAGCGAGGCACCAACACCGCGAACCCGGCGAAGCGCACCAACGTCCCAGGTCGCCAGGTCGCCACCTCTCTGGGCGCCATCCCGCGCGACGAGCTGAAACCCGAGGCACTGCGCGCCCTGGATGACTTCGGCTATTTCCGGCGTCGGTACTTCGGGCGTAAGTCAACCCCTTGGCAGGAGCAGGCAGGCCACCAGGTGGCCGACTTCCTCGCCACGCAGCAGAAGGAATATCTCGTTGATAACTGCCCGCCAGGCTCCGGTAAGAGCACGCTGTTTACGTTGGACATCCCGGCATGGCTTACATGTCGCCAGCGGGGAATACGTGGCCTTATGGGGTCCGCATCTCAATCTCTTGCAGAACGGTATTTGCTCCGCTTGCGGTCAGCACTGGAAAGCCCATACATAGTCCGCGCTGAATCCGAGGAGATGGAGATGGACCTGGCCTACGATGCCGAGTCCACCCTGATTGCTGACTATGGCCTGTTCAAACCCGAGGGCTCCGTGCTGTGGACGGCGCAGGCGTTCATAGTGTCGCAGCTTGATGATCGGCCTATCACCGAGAAGGAACCAACGTGGTCGGCATACGGCCTAGACACGGCCTTTATCGGTGGCCGTTTCGACTTTTGCATTTGGGACGACGTGACTGAGGATAAGTTCCTTACCACGGCTGACCGCATTGACAAACAGCGGGACCGCTGGGACAAGGTTGCCGAGAAGCGCCTGGAGCCAGGGGGTCTGCTTGTGATCCAGGGGCAGCGGCTCGGTCCCGAGGACTTGTACCGGCACTGTCTGGACAAGAAGGTCGGTTCCTCCACCGTGATGGAGCATGACGGTTGCTGTGACGCCGAGCCAGGAAAGAAGTACCACCACATCGTGTTCCGCGCGCACTACGAGGACAGGTGCGTGGGGGAACATGAGACTCACGAATACTACCCGAAGTCGTGTTTGCTTGACCCGTTCCGGTTGCCGTGGCGCGAGCTGGAAGCGGAGATGGAGAACGGCTCGGCCAACTTCCAGACGGTGTATCAGCAGGAGGATATGGATCCTGAGCGGTCCCTTGTCGATCCGTTCTGGATCAAGGGTGGCATTCACCCCAAGACCAATGAAATCTTTCCCGGCTGCTGGGACAATGACCGCCCCATGTGGCGCATCCCCGAACTGACGCAGCCGTTCGTAAGCTACCTATGTGTAGACCCATCGCCTACCAAAATGTGGGGTATCACGCTCTGGGTGTATCACCCGCAGACAGACCTGCGGTTTCTGGTTGCGCTGCAACGCTCCAAGCTGATGGTGGGCCAGTTCCTTGACTGGGATGTCGCGCAAGGTAAGTTCACCGGGATCCTGAGTCAGTGGCATGAGAAGTGCCTGGTTAACGGGTTTCCATTGAGCACGCTCATCTTTGAGCAGAACGGCGCGCAGCGGTTTTTCCTGGCTACGGAGACTTTCCGTCGTTGGCAGCAAAAGACCGGCGTGCGCGTTATCGGTCACGAAACGTTCGCCGCCAACAAGCTGGATCCTGAGCTGGGGCCGCAGATTCTCGCCCCGCTGTACCGGCGCGGACTCATTCGGTTGCCTGGTGGCGACGAGATTAGCAAGCTGACCACACTAAAGCTGGTGGAGGAGGTGACGCGCTATCCGTTGTTCAGGACAGACGACCTGGTGATGAGCCAATGGTTTGGCGAGGCGAACCTCCAGCACGTCTACAGTAGGGAGCCAAAACCCCGCATCAGACCTGTACCCGGTTGGCTAAGAGAGAAAATACCGTTCGGATGATTAGACGTAGGCGGCAGCCCTCCTATCAGGAGCTAGAGTTCAACTGCGAGCTGGAGCACGAATCCAAGATGGATGAGGCGTACAAAGCAGACCTGATAGCGATGTGGAGTGAAGTGCTGTTCGACATTCTGGAGGAAGCGTGAAATCAGGCGAGGAGATTCTCCACCTCTGGCATGAACGGCGCGAGGCCGCTGGCCCCATGTTCAACAAGATGGAGGAGATTCGTAAGCTGTATAACGGCGAGCTGATTCTCCCGCTGCCGCAGATTGACAAGGTGGAGAAGGCGGCGGTGGCGAACCTAGTGCAGCAGGGCGTTGACCAGTTGGGAGCACGCATCGCCTCCGTCCGCCCCGACGTGACGTGCCCCAGCCTGAGCCCCGGCCAACCGCTGGCCGACCGCAAGGCTAGCGACCGGCGTAAGGCCATCCTCGGCTGGTGGGACAAGTCGATCATGGACGTGCTGGACGGACGGCGCGCGCGCCACCTCCTGGCCTACGGCGCATCCCCGGTGCTGATCCGCCCCGGCCACTCCTACGAGCACGGCGTCCCGACGTGGCACGTTCGGTCCCCGCTGTCCACCTTCCCCGGCCCGCGTCCCAACCCTGACGACATGACGCCCAACGACTGCATTTTTGCCTACTCGGTGAGCTACGGCTTCATCCAGCACCGCTACCCAGATGCCATCCGTGGTCTGGAGGTGGGGAAGAACCCGCGTCCCGACGAGCTGTTTGACATCCTGGAGTACGTGGATGCCGACGAGCTGGTGATGATCGTTGTGGGTAAGGCGCCAGCTCCCCAGACCGGCTACGACAATCGCGACTACGTGGCTGGCGCCCCGTATGCCGAGGTGATGCGGACTCCCAACCGCGCTCAGATGTGTACCGCCATCGTGCCGAAGCGCACCAGCCTTGACATGCCCATCGGCAAGTTCGACGGCATGACCGGCATGTATCAGATGCAGGCGCGCCTGATGGCCCTTACCCTCATCGCCGTGCAGCGCAGCGTGTTCACCAAGGAATGGTTGGTGGCCCGCCCCGGCGAAGTACCCGAGGTGTTGACCGAGGCCGATCCAGAGAACGGTCGCACTGGTGTGGTGGTCGGCGGCGTGCTGGAGCCGCAACAGGCGACACCTCCCGCTATCGCCATGCAGATGACAGAGATGTTGGAGGCGAACCAGCGCGCGCAGGGTGGGCTTCCCCAGGAGATGTCGGGCACGTCGCCCACCAACGTCCGCACCGGCAAGCGTGGCTCGGACATTATGAGCGCGCAAGTTGACTTCCCGATTCAGGAAGCCCAGACCCTTCTCGCGCGGTCGAAGGAGTACGAGAACTGCGCAGCCATCGCCGTGAGCAAGGCGTACTACGGCAACAAGACCGTCAGCTTCTACGTGCGCAAGATGAAGGGTGGCAAGGGCAAAGTCACCTATACCCCCAACAACATCTTCGACACCGACGTGAACTTCGTGGACTACCCGAATGCCGGGTCGGATGCGAACCAGCTCACTGTGTTGCTCGGTCAGCTCCTGTCCCTGAAGGCCCTGTCGCTTGACAGCGGACGGCGCATGCACCCGCTGATTGACGACCCTGAGCATGAAAAGGAAATGGTCATCAGTGAGTCGCTCCAAGACGCCCTACTCGCGGCCATATCACAACAGGTGCAAGGCGGGCAGCTCTCTGCTGTGGACGTTGCGAACATCACCCTCGCGCTGGAGGAGGACAAGTATGACTCTCTGGCGGCGGCTGTCAACGCGGTCCACCAGCAAGAGCAACAGCGCCAGGCTGCACCAGCGCCACCCACTCCAGGTGGTCCGGAGGGTGCTCCAGGTCTTACCCCTGGTCCCGCTGGTGGTCCTGGCGGGGCTGCTGTACCTCCTGGTGGTCCACCTTCTGTAGGTCCACCGAGCCCCAGCATGAACAATCTCACCGCGCTGCTTGGCGCATTGCACGGTGGCGCAACGTCGCCACAACCGGCATGAGCGGGCGTTACACGCCGAAGCGGTCGATAGAGGCCGTGCGGCAGAGCTGGCTTACAAAGAACCCCGATGATCCACGCCTCAGTCAGATCGGGCGCGTGCTGGCCCTAGCTGCACGCTCTGGCCCGGAGCACTTCCGTCAGGTGGTGCGCGAGTTAAGACCGGAGACTCCGCGCAATGGCACGCGGGGGTAGGCGCGCCGGGAAGTCCGGCACCAAGTATCCGAATCGCACAGACCTTCAGGGAGCCCAGCTTCCTGCCAACGCTCCGCGGGGCCTACCCTACGGCGACCGCGCCAAGCTGATTGCAGCGCAGCGCGCCGTCCCGATGGGTACCGCCCCAGCACCCACTCCCGCCGTTCCGCAGGGGGGATCGCCTCCTCCCTCTCCTGCGCCCGAACCGGGAAGTCTGCCGTTCCTCGGGCAGACCCAGCGTCCCTCGGAGCCGGTGACTGCGGGCCTGCCTATCGGCCCCGGCCCCGGCCCCGAGGCGCTGTCGGCTAATCAGGTCAATCCGCAAGATCCGATTTATCAGGCGGTGGCTGCGCTGGATTCACTGGGCGACAAGGCCGACACAGCAACAGCACATCTACGGGACGCAGTTCATGCAGCACTCGCTAACAGAAACGTCCCGTAATGGCTGTAGGGCCTACGAACGATAATGGCCTTGGCCCCCCTAGCGGGGTCTTTGCGACCAATCCTCACCCAGCTTTTGGCGGAACGCCGACCGAGCCTCTGCTTCCGGCCAACCACCCTAACGCGCCCAAGCCCATTCCACATAACTATGTGGATCGGCTCATGGGTTTGTCTACAGCACATCCGTGGATGCCACATCAGACTGTCGCAACGCTCGCTGCTCTACCTGCGTCCGATCAAGCTGTGAGTCAGATGGCGGTGACGCTACGCAATCTGTACGGCTCTGTGGACAACGCCGTTAAGTACGTTACCGATGATCCGCTGCTGCAAAAGACTCCCTCGCTTGGGCTGTATATCCGGTCCTATCTCACAAACACAGTGGGGCCTTGGCCGCTGGCCGATCAGGACTTGCAGCATATTCAGAAGAACCTGCAACAGATGGGCTGGGGTAAAGGATTGCCGACCAACGGCGTATGGAGCACTAACTGGAATACTTCATACACCCAGTACGTGGACAACCTGAGAACGCAGCAACTTGGTGGTGCTAGCCCCGGCGCGCTGCCGTTCGGCACCGTTCTTAACGCACTCAACTCCCTGTTACCGCGCCAGGCGGCTACCGCCGTGGGTGCATATATCACGAACCTTCCTCACTCAGTGCGCCAGGACATCAGCACTCTGGCTGGCTCAGCGGGTGGTACCTATTCCAACATCTTTGAACATCCCGGCAGCTTCACGCACCCATTTTCCGAGCAGCATGGTGCTGCCGCCCAGTCTGAGAACGAGGCGGCTGCTGCTGCACAAAACCTCATCCCTGGCACCCGCGTCACTCCGCAGCAGGCATACACGGCGCAGAGCGCCCGTACCCAGTTGATGGATACGTTGCAGGTAGCTGGCGATCTGTTTGCCGCGCACGGCCTATTGCGTGCTGGAGGAGCGGTGGCGACAGCTGCGCGTGAGACTAACTGGACGAGCCTGGATGCCGCAGCTGCACAGCGTGGTCCTGGCACCATCGCTTCCAAGCTGTTCGGACCAGTGGTGGGCGACACCAGGGCTCCTCTGCTGTCGCGCGGCGCAGCCACGAACGTGCCCATTCTTCGCATGACTGGCCCGGTGGCCGACAAGATCGCTGGCGGTGACGGCTACTACTACCGCGCCCGCACCATCCTGGCAGCGCCCTACGCGGTTCCAGGTGTCAAGGTGCTAGGCACTGCGGTCGGGCAGGTGGGTCTGGCTGGTGCCAAGATTCGCGCTGCTGGTAGCGCGGAGTCGTTGGTTGGTGGGCAGACCTCGCCCCTATCTGACGCTATCGACAAGTACCAAAACATCAACCAGTTTGACCAGGCGGTGCAGAACAAACTCCAGTTCACTGCGTTCGGTCATACCTTCCGCCCAGGCATCAACACGCTGGCATGGGTGGCCTACCCGCAGCTGGACAGCATGGGCACCGTGTCGGCGTCAATCGGGCGTGACGTGACGCAGCTTAATGACGCCGTGCAGCATGCGTTTGGCCCGACGACCGGATTGGGATTGAGCATTGAGCGCGGTGTCAACTGGACCAAAACAGGCGACCAGCGCTTGTCCTATGACGACCTGGTGCAGATGGCTGGTGGTCCGTCACACTTCGCACAGTTCTGGACTAGCAAAATCTTTGAGCACGCAGCCGCGCGCCTTGCGGAGGATGAGTGGAGCAAGATGCCCGCTCAGGAGCAGGCGGCGATGCTGGGCTCTGGCGTGGACTTTCAGGATCGCGCTGCGGTGATGTCGGACCTCGCGAACCAAAAACTGCACAACGCAATGGGTGGTGACATCACCGACTTGCTGCGCTCGGCCAACGAGATGGTGACGGACGGCACCTTCACTCGCGGCCAGTGGGGCGGGCATAGTGGATTCTCTAAGGCAATCGCCGCCGAGATAGAGCGCAGCGGCATGACACCGAGGGAGTGGCTTCAGAAATACATGGTGAACTACGGCGAGGCTTCGCGCATCCAGCGTGAGGTTGTCATACCGCGTCGTAACGAGCTGGTGTCAGACGCCACATCTCCCGCCGACATCGGCCTGGCACCCATCGACTACCTATTCACCGACAAGGCCACCAACGAGGCCAATCAGTTGGAGGCCAACTACCGCGCCGCCGTTGCTGCGCTGAAGGCCCGCGCGAGCGGCAAGCCCGAGGAGGCTGCGGCTCCAGACGAGTCTGCTGGCGGCGTGGACCCGGCCATCCAGCAACGCTACGACGCGGCCAAGGCCGCATTCGACGCCGACCTTACAGACGACAAAGCGCGCCAGGAGTTTGCTTCTGCCGAGGAGGCGCTGCGGTTCGCGCGCAGAACGGGTGGTGTGGCTAAGAAGGCCGCGCCAGCAGCCGAGTCCGGGGCTGATGCTTGGAAGAACTTTGAGGAGTCTGCGTCTGCCATACGCCAATACCTGGTGGACAACTTCGGCATCGACGGCCCCGCCATGCCGCAGAACGATGAGGATATGCTGAAGCTGTTGCATCAGAAGGCTGACGCTCAGCAGTCGCGCCTGTTTCCTCGCCAGCGCGCGCTTCACATCGCGCCAGATGATGCCAAGCCCGCCCTGCATCCCACGCTTCCCGCTGGATCCTCCACGTTGGACAGGTTCTCGGCTACGCCAGTATTCACGCGCGTCAAGCCGACACAAGCAATGGAGATTGTGCATGAGTCACGGTCGCCCAATCTGCACCAGTGGACTAACAACCCGCAAGAACTAGAGGGTGGTGGATTGGTCACGATTGAGCACGATCCGAAGGGCCTGTATGGAGAGCTGGATCGCAGTCGCGGTGAGAGTGGCTACGACATGGCGCGTGGAGTCGCGCGCTTTGATGCTGCGCGCAACAAGACCAGTGGCTTAGACGACATCCGTTCTGTGGAGCTGCGGAGTAAGTCCGGACTCAGCGGCAAGCAGCGCACTGCGTGGACGCTGCTGAGCGATCAGCTTGACCGCGCCGGATACATCAAGATTGATGGTGAGAACGGTGGCGAACGGTGGTTCCGTCCCGACCTCATGGGCGGCACCATTGCGTCATCCCCCGAGATGCAGAAGGCGCTGGCTGACCTGGAGAAGCTGGGCTACGCCCCTACGCTTGGCAAAGGCATCGGCTTCGGCTTCTACAACTACCACACGTTCGACTTCGCTGACGCACACCTCACTCGCTCGCGCCGCTTCTTTGAGAACCTCGGCCTGTCGCCCGAGAACCAGCCTGCACAAGACATCGGGTTCACCTGGAACATGAACTTCCACCGCCGCCTGTTGGATGCCGTAGAGAACGGCGACCTGAAGCTGTACCCGACGCACCTGCCCGAGACAATCATCGCCATGATGAAGGACGGCGATGCACTACCGCCGAGTCCTAGTGTGGCTGGCGTCATCCAGCACACTATCGGCAAGCACGCCTACGACTTCAACCACCGCATGCTTACTGACGATCTGATGGCGAAGGGCAAGAGCGAGAAGGACGCCGCCGTGCAGGCGGCACACCAGTTGGACCAGGCTATCCAGAACCCGCAGGGATTCGTCCACATGACAAAGGATGATCTGCGCAAGGTGCTAGGTCGCAGGCCCGATGAGAACACGCCCAGTGAGGTACAGACGGTGCGGGAGGCTGAGCTGCGCGGCATCAAGACCGGGTTCGGTGGGCAGCCGATGTACGACGATCACGCCATCGACACCATCTACAAGTTGATCCAGCAGACTAACGCGAGCATGCCCGCGCGGCTGGTGGGCTGGCAGAAGTTGGAGAACCTCACAGCCCTCGGCCTCTCCTACATGGGCAAGCCCATCCCTGGTGCAGTAGGACGCGGGCTGGAGTATCTGCCCACGCGCCTCGTCACCCTCCGCAACCGCGCGCGGTTCACGCTGTCGCCCGAGTTCGCCGCCCGCCGCGTTATCAAGGTGAACGGCAAGATCATGCTGGACGGTGTGCCGCCCACGTTCCACCCCATGAGGTTCCTGATGCGGAACGGGCTGACTGCGTACAAGGAAACGATGGCCGATCTGGATAGGATCATGCCCGAGCTGAAGAACCCCAACTACGATGATGGCACGCAGGCCCTCTACGCCGACGACCCGTGGGGCATCTACAACCATCGCAACTATGAGGCGTATGCCATGTATCACTGGCAGCAGATGGGCAAGACCGACACCGAGATTCGCCAGCTTCTTACTAAGGATTTCGGCTATGGGTCGAAGGCATACGGCGAGGGTCGCAGCGCCCTAGAGCGGTCTGCCAACTTCGTGTTCTTCCCGTTCTCATTTGACAAGACGCTGTACCGCAACACGGCGGCCTATCTCCTGGACCACACGGCGCAGCGGCTCATACTCCAGGCAGGACTGGAGGCATACCAGCGGTACAATCAAAGCGATCCAGGTGGCACAAAGTTGATGTCATCTAACTGGTGGCTGAACCACGCTCCAGTTATTCAGGAGGGACTGCGCTTGAACGCATTCGCGCACGGTCTTGGGCTCGGTCAGTTCGGCGGCATCAACGCCCCGCTGTTGAACCTGTTCATCCCACAGTCTTACGCCAGCAGCTCGCAGGGCGTCAGTACCCTCAAAGGGATTCTTCCTGTAATGAAAGAGTTCCAAGACCTCTACAAAGAATCAACTCAGACCTTCAAGGTAGGTCGCCAGCTGGTGTCTGACCAGTTCATCAACATCCCCACCCTGAAGGGCTTTAAATCCAAGGCCGATGAGACTGAGGCGCAGACGGCGCAAGGAATCTTCTATGCCAAGCCTGTGGCCGAGACAGACTCCGCTCAGCTCAACGACGCCTACCAGTACCGGCGCAAGCTGGAGGCCCTGTTCAAGAGCTATGTGGACTACAACGCCCACCACACCAGCAAATATAAGCTGCCGACTAACGCCAAGGACATCTACGGTCAGTGGGGCGGGCACACCATCGACGCCACCCTCATCAACTACCTGACCAATCAGAAGTACCCGGCGTTCCCACCCGACAATCCCTCCATCTACTACGCCCAGGAAGCGATGGCGATTGACACCTATGCCCTCCAGATGCAGAACCAGGGGCATGATGAGGTGGTCCGCTGGATCGCAGACTCTCAGAAGATCGGCACGTATATCTATAACGGGAAGCTGGACACCGCCCAGGCCCAGGTAGATACGAAAATCTTCCGCGCGTATGCGATACAGTTTGCTGAAACGATTCCTGGCTTCCTGACGTTCTACAACAAGAACTTCAAGTGGCAATATGGTCCCTTGGAGAAGGTGAGATAATGGCATCAGGCAACCTCCCTGGCATTCAAGCCCCCAGCACTTCCAGCAACAACAACCCTGACAGCACCACTAACGAGCTGCAAGTCAAAGTCAGTGGCGTTGGTTCGTTGTTCGGCCTGAACTGGGGGCCGGTCACGGTGGCGGTAGCCATCGGTGGGTTGCACACTCTGGCGAAGCAGGCTCAGACTGACGTAAACGCCAAGGCTCGCCTCATCCAGATTCAGGAGGAGATGTACGCGGCTGGTTTGTACGGGTCGAAGAAGCCGAAGCTGGGCGTGCTGACCACTGGTGAGGATGACATCGCGTTTCGCAAGGCGATGGTGGCTGCCGGTCAGTCGGGAGCCAGCGCCAGCGATTACCTCGCCAACACAGCGGGCATCGCACAGCAAACAGGCACCGCTGGTAGCGGAACCCACATTATTCCTGCTGCCCGCATCCAGGAGAAGGTGTGGTCGCCCAACGATATCCTTGCCGCCATCAATGCAGCGACCACTGCGTCTGGTGAGGATTTGGCCCAGAAGCTGGTTGGACGCGAGTTCACCGCTGCTGAGCTACAAGGCGCAGCCGACACTCTCAACTCGGCGCAACAGCAACAGACGGCAGCCGACGTGGCTGGTGCGCTCCAGCAGCAGCAGTCAGACATCGCCACCAGCAACGCCATCTACGGCAATGCCCCCGCCATCACGCAGGTGCTTGGGGCCAACGGCGCATACACGCCGCAGCAGGTAGCTCAGGCCGTGATGGCGGCGGGCGGCACCCCGGTGCAGGCGCAAGTGGCCGGTGCGCTGGTGACTGGCATCGAGTCCAATGGACAGCTCAACGATAAGAACCCTAAGTCCACGGCCAGCGGCTTGTTCCAGTTTCTTACCACAACGTGGCAGGGCTACGGAGGCACGGCATTTGCTCCTACCGCTGGCGCGGCCACCTTGCAGCAGCAGGCGCAGGTGTTCGTTGCTGCCAGCAAGCACGGATTCTCTGATTGGGCGCCAGACCTTGGGGCCAACTGGGGAGACAACCCGATGGCACCCGCGCAGGGCTCGCGTGTAGCAACTGCGATTCAGGCCAACGGCCTTACTCAGGTCACGGGTTCAGCAACCGGATCCAGTGGTGGACAGCCCAGCGCGGTCGGTGGTCATAACCACCCAGCTCCCACCCTGAAGCAGGGTCGTACTGACCAGGGTGTGGACTTCAGCGGCAAAGGAAACCTGTATCCAACAGGAGCTGGAACCATTATCACCGTGAGCACGAACGATGCGGGGTGGCCTGGGGGCACTATCCTCGCCCTGAAGCTGGATCACCCAGTTGATCCACTGCACAGCGTTGTCTATTACGCAGAGGATCTGGTGCCCAACGTCAAGGTGGGCCAACACGTCATGCCGGGACAAGTCATTGCTCACGCCACTGGAGGTAGCTCGGGTATCGAGATTGGCTTTGCTAACCCGCAGCAGCCCACCGTGCCGCTAGCACAAAGCACGGGTGGTCACGGTGGCGGGGATCAGACGCAGGCTGGACAGGACTTCGCCTCCTGGATCAAAACCGGCACCATCTCGGGTGTGGCCGCTGGCGGCGCGCAGGGCACTACCACCGACGTGTATCAGCAGCCCATCGTGGACCAGGTGCCCGCCACGTTGGATCCGACTGCCGCTGCGACGACATACGCTGAGACAGCACTCGCCCCCGAGTATCAGACCAACAACCTCCTCAAAGTGTTCCAGCAGATTGAGTCATCCCTGAAGGCCCCTCCCACGCCTAACGCCCACGTCCGCACGACGCCGATCAACATGAAGCCGATGGCATGACCGATAGCATCGACTGGACAGGGCTGGCCGCTGCTGCGGAGGCTGGAGGTAGCGATTACCTGGAGCTGGTGAACGCTGTCCAGCAGGGTGGCGGCGCATACCTGGCTGCTCTTGCCGCGCAGAAGGCGCAGGCGTTGTCAGGGTTGCCGGGTAGCCCAGGTCTGGGCACTGCAACGCTGGGCGCGAACGCGACCTCGGGACAGTTCTCGGTCGGACAAGATGCCATCAACTCAGTGGAGGCCGACTATCCCAACCTGGCCTGGTTGCTCGCCATCCCCGAGGTGGCTCCTCTGATTGTCCAGGCCGCGCAATCGGGCATGAGCCCCGAGGCATTCCAGGCCGAGTTTGAGTCCACCGGGTGGTACAAGACAAATTCACAGGCTGTCCGCAACTGGATCGCAGAAGTTGAGACTGATCCAGCGCAGGCCCAGTCCGATATGCAGGCGCAGGAGTCCTCGCTGAAGGCAACGCTGACGGCGATGGGTGTCACCTACACACAGACGCAGCTCCAAACGTTGGCGCAGCAGTCGTTGGCGATGGGCTGGACAGACCAGCAGGTGAAGGACACCATCACCGGAGCCCTGCACGCGAACGCCGATGGCACCTACACGTTCGATTATGGCTCGCAATCATCTACCACCAGTGCCTCTCAGCCAGGAACCTTGCAGGGCACAATGGATCAGATCACCGCGGAAGCCGCCAAGTACCTGGTGCCAATCTCGCAGTCCACGGTGCAGTCGTTCGCGATGTCAATGGCGAACGGCTCAATGGACGCCACGGGCCTGGATGCCTACATGCAGGCTCAGGCCACGTCTCTCTATCCCTCCATCGCAGGGGCCATCAAGGCTGGCATTACCCCCTCCGACTATGTGACGCCGTACAAAGAGGTGGCTGCTCAGCTGCTCGGAGTCAACCCCAATAGCATCGACATGACGCAGCAGAAGTGGAACCGCGCGTTGTCGGCCCCCGGCCAGGGCGGCGTGCCACAGGCCATGTCCCTCTACGATTGGCAGCAGCTCCTCATGCGTGACCCGCAATACAACTACATGAACTCCATTAACGCCAAGGACCGCGCCTCGTCAATCGCTCAGGGCCTTGGGGAGATGTTTGGCAAGGCACCGTCTGGTCCTTCTGGCAGCACCGCCTTCTCTAGCGCGGGTGCTCCGCGCATCGCAGGAGTGCCGATTTCATAATGGCTTTCGATACCAAACTCCCAACACGCGTTAAGCAGGAGGCGCCTGGCGGCATCGCCGCCTCTAACCCCGGTAATCCCTCTGGTATAACTGGCCCTGGTGCCCCCATGACGGCTGCTGATTGGGCAGCCCTCAATGCCGCAGACTTGGCGGGCGGTGGTCCGTACTTATCGGCGCTTGCCGGACAGCAGACCACCCCTCCCGTTGGACAGAGCCAGAGCCAACTGGACGCCACCGCCATCATCAATCAAGAGCTGGCATCGTGGGGCTTCGGACAGGATGCAGAAGTCTGGGCTCAGACCATGATCCAGTCGAACGACTCCATCGACCAGGTTTTGTGGTCCCTACGTCAACAGCCGTTCTACAAGACATCCATCTTCGGCCAGGTGGCTGACGCGCGGTCCAAGGCTGGACTCCCGGCTATGACTGAAGCGCAGATCCTCTCGTACCAGGACTACGCCACTGGTGTGGCCCAACAGGCTGGGTTGCCGCCTGGCTTCATCAACACGCCCGAACTGGTGACGCTGATGGGAAATGATGTGTCAACCACCGAACTAGATGCCCGCATCACGCAGGGTTACACGGCCTTCCTGAAGTCCGACCCCGCCACGCAAGCCGAGTTCCAGCAGTACGCCGGTCTAGGGGTTGGCCCCGGCGCCGCAGCGGCCTACTTCCTGGATCCCAAGCGGGCACTGCCGCTGATTCAACAGCAGTTCGCTGCCGCCCAGATGGGGGGTGCAGCCATCAACACTGGCTATGGCACCATTACTCAGCAACAGGCGCAGCTCATGGCGCAGCTGGGCACTACTCAAACACAGGCAGAAACGGGGTTCACCGACCTGGCGAAGAAGGCTCAGCTGATGAACGCCCTGCCTGGTATTGATGAGCAGAACATCACCGAGGCTCAGCAGCTCGGTGCCGAGTTCCAGGGCAACGCGCAGGATCAGCAGCTCATCTCGCAGCGCACCTCGCAGCGTGAAGCTGTGTTTGAAGGGAACTACCACTTCGCTGAGACACAGAACCGCGGCATAACCGGCCTTGGCTCTGTGCAGCGCAATGGCTAGTAACCCACGTCCGCGTGTGTGCCCAGTTGTGAAGTGGTGTGACAAGGGGAACTTCCCTTGCTACTGCGAGGATGCACCTGCGCCGATCACCCCCGAGCCCGCCACGCCGGTTCCACCCACTCCACACCCGTAGTTGGTCAAACACCCCTCGCGGGGGTGTATAGAGTGTCAGTTGTGGTCGCGCTCCGCAGAGCGTAGTAGCGCCTCCATCGGTCCCCCAGGACCGCCAGACATCCTGGGGCGATAAGCCGAGCGTCTGTTGACAGGCCCACCGTGGCCGTCCACCACCCTGTGCCTTGCTGTACCTAAATCCTCCCCACCGTGCCGTCATGGAACTGGTGGGGCAAACCTTGGACCTCCCGCCATGCGACCTCCGCACACGGCGTGTTAGAGCTAGGAGCGAAACAAATGTCAGAAGCCCAATACTTCGACGCCCAAGGCAACCCCGTTGACCCCGAGCTGGCCGAAGGACGGATGGCCCAACTTCCAAGGAAGGTGGTTCGTCGTCTGGAACGCGAAGCAGAGGAAGGCAGGCAGCTGAAGGCAGAGAACGAGCAACTCAAACGGGAGCGTGCGTTCGTCCAGGCGGGAATCCCTCTGGAGGACAAGCGTGCCGCATACTTCATCGCTGGTTACCAGGGGGAGCAGACCCCCGAAGCAATCAAGCAGGAGTGGCAAGAGTCGTTCGGTGGAGGGTCAGCACCATCCGGTGCCTTTGATGCGGAACTGGCTGCCCAACAGGCGGCTGCGGACCTCACCAGCGGCGTCGGCACACCAGCACCCGACGTGTTGGCCCAACGTAATGCCGAGCTGGCCGCGCTCTCAACGACCGACCCGCTCTACACCCAGAAGTTCGACGCGATCTTCGCGAAGTATGGCGGGCGTAGCGGCAGCATGGTTGGCTAACACCTAACCCGAAAGAGACAGCAGTGCCTTCAGGAATCACCATCAGCTCTGCGGTTGACTGGGATCAGACTGCTTGGGAACTCAGGGCTTATTACGCTCTGCGGCCTGAGCTGTATTACGACGCAGTTGCGGACGTGCAGCCGACTAACCAGTCGATGGTTGGTAACGCTGTCAAGTTCGTGATCCAGTCGGACCTGGCGACTCAGAGCACATCCATCAACGAGTCCACCGACATCACTCCGCTGGTGCTGGCCGACACGACCGTCACCCTGACCCTTGCTGAGTATGGCGCTGCCGTTCTCACCTCGGCCCTCTTGCGTGGCACCTCGTTCGTGCCGTTCGACCCAGTGGTTGCGAACGTTGTGGGCTTCAACGCCGGTAAGTCCCTGGACACCATCGCCCTGGCTCAGCTCCAGGCTGGTACCACCGTGGCCTATTCCACCGGCACTGGCGCGGCCCCTCTGGGCCGTTCCTCGGTCACTCCGCTGAACACGTTCGGCGCGGCAGACGCGCGGCTTGCCCGTGCGACCCTGGTCCGCAACAACGTCCCCAGCGTTGGTGGCCTCTACGTTGGGTTCATCCACCCAGACGTAGCACTTGACTTCCGCAGCCAGACCGGCGCGGCGTCATGGCGTGACCCGCACACCTACTCGCAGCCCGGAGAAATCTGGAGCGGTGAGGTTGGTGCCTTTGAAGGAACGAGGTTCGTGGAGACTCCGCGCACCCCGATCTTCGCGGACGCCGGTTCGTCCACGACGGACACCGACGTGTACGGCACGCTCATCATGGGACGGCAAGCCCTCGCCAAGGCGTTTTCAAGCGCCGATGGCAACGGCCCCCTCCCCCGCGTGGCTCCCGGCCCGATCACGGACTACCTGCGTAGGTGGGTTCCGATGGGCTGGTACTGGCTTGGTGCCTACGGCATCTTCCGGCAAGCAGCCCTCTACCGTGTGGAGTCTGCATCCAGCGTCGGTGCCAACGCCGTCGCAGGGTCCAACACCACCCTGTAGTCCCAACTGAGCTAGGCTGGGGGGAGCAATCCCCCCAGCTATGGCCCGATCAGGAGACAACATGACTTTCGTTCACGACGACCAACTGAGTCCAGCCCCAGATCGGCATGGGGATTCTCCGTATCCCATCGACAGCACCAACCTGGTATCGCCCTATGGCGACGACCACACCGATGGACGCGGCAACCCATATCCGATCAATAGCTCGGGTGACGTTCACCCCGCAGCCGACGACCACTGCAACGATCAGTTCCAGTTGCACCGTGGTGAGCCGAAGCCTGGCTCATTCAAGGAGCAGCAAACGCCGCGGCCCAAGCAGCCCAAGGTTCTCTAATGGCGTCGATTTGCTCACACTGCAAATCGGCTGATGTAGGGATGGCCTTTGATAGCTACCAGTGCTTCAGCTGCGGCGGCTACACCAACATGGACGGCACACCCACCGTCCCGACGAGTGCCCTGGAAGTTGAGGGCGCAACCTACGATGGACCAGGGGCCGAGCTGATTGCCGACCCCGACAACCCGCCACATCAGGCGAAGAATCCGGTGAGATAGATGGCAGACAATGGCCGCTACGGCGGTGGAGCAGGTGGAAAAGAGGATCGCTATAGCCACCCGGCTGTAGACGATGCGCGTTTCGATGAGGCCCATGTGGGCAGCTTCGACACGTCCCCAATCCACACCGGAGGCACCAGCATGGTGCCTGAGTCCAAGGCCAACACCGTGGATGGCCCCGCCCGCGGCACCTGCCTGGGCGCGTGCTACTCCTGCGACACGTGGAGGGCAGGCTTCTAATGGCCCGTGATCCCAATCCCCTCTCGGGCGTTCCGTACAACGAACGTTACGACGGCGCAGAGCAAGGTCGTTATCACGACGAGGTGGACTTCCACCGCGGTGACGGCGGCACCTTCAATCACGTTGCTGTGACGCTGGAGGATGAGGTGAAGATGGGTGGGTGGCTGCCTAACAACCGGCCCACCGGCCCCGAGCCCCGCGACCTCTGGACCACTGGCATGCGTGGGGAGCCTCAGATGGATGACGACCCCGCCATGACGCCTGACGGACAGGTCAGCCACAGCGACTAGGAGGCAGCGTGTTCACATTCACGCCGCCAACTGACGACTTGGTGCCGCCCATCTACATCGCTGGGCCTGACTACACCTATCCGGTAGACCCGTGCATGCAGCGGCTCATGCGGCACTACCGCAATCAGACCCGTGGCCGTAACATCTTCGCGATGAGCGACGGCACATTCGTGGACAGTCAGATCGACGGCACCCCGCCCAACATGATCCAGCCGCCCACCGACCCCTACGTCCGCACCGTCTTTGAGCAGGGCGGCGTGGCGATAGAGGTGGACACGTTTCAAGTCCCCTACGTGGTCCGCACCTATTATGGCGGGGTTGCCAATGTGGTGAATGCGACAGAGAAGGCTGCCCTGGAGGCTGCTGGCTACACCGTCGTCACTTCGTGAGGAGGCTGTATGGATTGCGGAAGGTGCTTCAAGTGTCGGGAGGGGACTGGCTGCATCCGTGCGGTTAGCTTCGCTCCCTCGGCCATGCCCAACCGGCACCCCGGTGCCGTGGCTGGGGTCGCCAAGGACAAGACGTGGGAGGCCGACATGCCCGCGTACCAACGGCTGCGCCGCAACGGCGTGCAGCCCAAGCGCATAGACGACAGCGCCGCGCTGGAGACTCGCGCCAACGACCAGTTTGAGGTGGAGATGGCGCAGATCATCCCGAAGCACCTGAAGTCTCAGGTGAAGGACGCACTTGCTATCACCAAAGAGATGGAGATTGCGCCGTCTAGCTTGCAGAAGAAGCCGGGGGTGAAGAATGCCTAAGCCTGAGATGACTATGTTCCACGTCCGCTCCGCGCAGATCGGCTACGGACGCCTGGGCGTGTACCTCGCAAAAGAGATTGAGAAGCAGGGCATCACCGTCTACGACGAGATTGCCAAGGCCCCCCACTCCTACGTGTTGGACAACCCGCGGGCCTATGAGTCGTTCGGCCCCAAGCCCGAGGGTGGGCTGTCCAACATCGTTACGTGGGTGTCAACACCGTCGCACGCGCGCGGCTGGTGGGAGGGACAGACACCCATCCTATTCACCATGTTTGAGACAACGCACCTGCCGACCAGCTTCAGGGAGAACCTCCATGAGTTCGACACCATCGTCGTGCCCTCCAAGCAGAACTACGACCTGTTCAGTCGTTACCACGACAACGTGCGTTACGTGCCTCTTGGAGTGGACACTGAGCGGTGGCAGTTTGTCGAGCGGACTATGCCCACTACACGGTTCAACTTCATGGTCGCAGGTCGCGGACAGCGTAAAGGCACAGACCTCGCCTACGCCGCCTTCCGCAAGTGCTTCCCCGAAGGATCGTGGGGGGACGGACCAGTCCCGTACCTGACGATGAAGGCTCCTCGTCCAGAGGACGGCTTCTACGGCGAGCGCGTCGAAGCAGTGACCGGCTACCTCTCCGCAGAGGATGAGCGCGCGCTGTACGCCAATACTCACTGCTACCTCGGGCCGTCGCGCGGCGAGGGGTTCGGACTTCAGCCACTCCAGGCCATCGTGCAGGGCTGCCCGACCATCCTGACCAACGCGCACGGGCATGAGGCGTTCGCGCACCTGGGCATGGGTCTGGACTACAAGCTGGAGAAGGCGGGTTACTTCGTGTACGGCGATTCGGGTGACTGGTGGGAACCCAACTTTGATGAGCTGTGCGACACCATGCTGTGGACGTACCACAACTACCAGGAGGCCGTGGACCGCGCGCGCATCAACGCGAAGCTGGCTGCGGAGGAGTTCACCTGGAAGCGCACCACGGATATGTTCCTGGATGCAGTGGGCCGCGAGCGCCTGACCGCCCTCCCGAAGATGCCCATCAAGTGGCATGAGCCCGTGGGTCGTCTCTACAAGGTGGTCCTCATCAAGCACCACACCGCCGACATCGGCGGCACCATCATGGCATTTGAGCCAGGCGTGGAGTATCGGCTGCCCGCCGACGTGAAGCGCATTCTGTTCGACGCTGGCCTGGTGGACGTGGCGCGGTCGGGCACCCCCATCTTCGGGGACGCCACCACCTACGGCCACCCCGTGTGGGACGCCGGGGACGAGGGCCTGCTGCCCCACCAGGTGGAGAAGATGCCCGAGCTGATGAAGCGCCAGGCGTACTGCCCCACCTGCCACCAGAAGTACGGCACTGGGGAGTCCCTTACCGACGCCATCCTGGAGGAACTGGACACAGAAGTGTGTGAAACTGTGGCCCCATGAGTTTCGTCTACGCCGGTCAGTGGGGTCCAGACTCCATCACCACGCCGGGGGGCACCCCTCTGCGTGGCCTCTCCGTCACGATCAACGTGCACGGAGGGGGACTGGCTACGCTCTACACCGACCGGACCAAGGCGGTTCATGCACCCAACCCCCTCACCGTAGACAATGAGGGTAACCTCACGTTCTTCGCTGACCCTGGTGACTACGACATTGTGGGCAACGGGGCCACGCTAACCGTTAGCCTGAGTGCCGATCCGAGTGAGCCGGTCACGGCGACCAACGCAGTTACCCAGCCCCCACTAACCGATAACACGCTTATTGCCACAACGGCATACACCGACGCGGCGGTGGGCGTGGAGACAACCCGTGCGGAGACAGCGGAGGCCACTAATGCCACCGCGATCACCGCAGAAACCACGCGCGCCACTACAGCAGAGGCCGGGAAACAGGCTGGTCCATTGACCGGCGACGTGACCACCTCTGGCGCTGCCGCCACCCTGGCTGCGGTGGGCTCGGCTGGCACGACCGGCGATGCCACGCATGTTTCGCAAATCACGACAGACACTAAGGGGCGCGTCACCGGGGCTACCAACGTCGCCATCACCGGCCTGGCTGAATCGGCCATCACCAACCTTGTAAGCGACCTGGCTGGCAAGCAAGCCGGTCCTCTTACGGGGGATGTCACGACTTCCGGCGCAGCAGCCACGCTGAAGAACACCGGCCCCGGAGCCACTGGTCCCATCGGTGATGCCACTCACGTCGCTACCGTGACCATCGACGCACAGGGACGCGTAACCGCGCTGACTTCTACCGCGATCACTGCTGGTGGATCAGGCACCGTTACATCAGCCTCAGTCGTGACCGCGAACGGGTTTGCTGGATCAGTTGCTACGGCGACCACAACGCCCGCCATCACCATCTCCACCACGGTCACGGGCATACTCAAAGGCAACGGCACGGCTGTATCGGCAGCTGCCGCAGCTGACATCCCAACAGTAGGAGCGGGAAGCACCGGACCCCTGTCTGCAACGGACGCTTCGGTTACCAACTCGCGCGCGCCGAACGGTTCTGCTAGTGGTGATTTGGCTGGCAGCTATCCGAGCCCGACCCTCGCGGCTGCTGGACCTGGTGCTACCGGACCTATTGGTTCCGCCACCGTGACGCCTGTCATCACCATTGATGCCAAGGGGCGCGTCACCGGGCTGACATCGGCCAACATTCAAAACCCGTTTGACATTCTCGTTGCTGCTTCCAACAGCACGGCTGCCGCCAAGGCGTCTGCTGATTACACCTGCACTGGCACCGCGGATCAAACCACCATCAACACAGCGCTCACAGCGGCAGCTACGGGTCGGGTAGTGCTGGCCGAGGGCACCTACAACCTCACTGCCAGTATCATCATGCCAGCCAATACGTCCCTGTTTGGTCAGGGGTCTGGCACGATCATCAACGTTGGGTACTCGCTGCAAACCGTGACCACCCAGACGGCCACCTGGACAGGCACATCTAACCCGGTGACGCTGAGTGGATCCAACGCCAACATCCAGGCGGGCCAACTTGTCACCGGCACGAATATCCCCATCAACACGATTGTCACGACTTGCGCCGGTACTGCGCTGACCCTTTCCAATAACCCAAGTGGTGCCGGGACAGGTGTCACCCTGACGTTCCAGGCGTATGGGGTCTACCCCGCTATCGACATCTACGATCAATCATCCAACGGAGCAGTAGCGACTAGCGGCTGCCTGGTGGCAGACTTGAAGGTGCAATACACGGGCACCACAGGCGTCATGGGTGTGCCGCTCACGGGATTGCCCGGTGGAGCGCGCGGGCAGGCTGGGCGGTCGTTGGCGTGTGCCGTTTACATCAATGGCGACCACAACTATGTGGAGAACGTGCAGCCTAATGGGCTGATGATCGGCGTCTTGGTTGACACCTGGAACCGCTTCTTTACCAACCACGTTACGGCTGGTACGGACGCTGTGGTGCAAAACGGTGCGGTCATTATCAACTCGCCCACGTTATATGCAGTGGCAACCGTTGGAGATAGCGTGCGGGTTACTGGCTCAGGTCAGTACACAACTAACAACTACCAGGTGGCTTATATCTCAGCGCTGTTAGCACAGCGTGTAGCGGCTGCTGCTGATGTCACAATCGCCAACGGCAGCCCGACCTTTACGTCAGCCGCTACCTTGCAGTTCACTCAGCAAGATGTTGGGCGCGTCATTAGTGGCACCAACATTCCGTCGAACACCACCATCTTGTCGGTACAGAGTGCCACTCAGGCAACGATGTCAGCCAATGCATCTGGCACCTCCTCGGGCAACTATACAATCGCCAACTCGTTGCTAGTAGACATTGCTGCCACGGCTGGGGTGGCGGCAGCGAACTGCTGGCTAGTGCCCTCGACCCCAGGACTGGGCCGCGCTTATGCCAACTGGATTAAGAATCTTGATTGCGTCAATATGTGGTGTGGGGTGGTTGGTGGGTGGACAGAGGCGCTACACGTCGATGGAGTGCGCGGCAACTTCAATGAATCAGTCATGGCTAATGACGCGGTTGGCCAGACGACTGGGTCAGCGCCAGCTCACGCCGTGTATCTCGATGGAGCATTTGGCAATGACCACATAGACCTCTACCTGTCTGACATCCACATGAGTGCCGGATCCACTATTGGAACTACGGCCAAGTTGGCAAACATTCTCGGGTCACGCATCAGTGGAATGACTGCCCGTGATACCAGTGGTGTGTTGTCTAATGACGGTGCTATTAAGGCGATGCAGGCAGAGAACCTTCAGTCACACCGCAGCCTCGGTAACGGCATCAGCTTCTCGGCACAGACCGGCTACCAACGCGAGTGTTCGTTCAGCAATGTGTGGATCGACTTGGCCTCTACCAACACCACCGTCATCCCTAACATGAGCGGCGTGCACGACCGCTATCAGAACATCCTCGTCACTACTTCATGGACGGCAGCACAGACAAAGGCGCCGCTTCAGTTCGGTGGTAGCTACTGCGCCGTAGAGGGCGTGCTGGTTTACCACCGTAATCAGCCTGGTTACGGTGTGGACTTCCTGGCCTCTGGTGGACACGCAGTATCCAACGTGGTTGGTTACAACGTCACGCGGCTGCTCAATGCCAACTCGGCAGTCACCATAGACAACCACGTTTCTTATGACCCGCAAGCCACCGTGATGAGCGGCGGCTGGACAGGCGGCTCGACCGGCAACGCGATGGTCAACTACAACGGTTCGGCCACAGGGTTGCTGCGGATTGACAAAAAGACATCCACCCTCCTCGTCACCCAGAGCGGTGGCGGCACGATCAACCCCGACATCGGCGCGGCGACCACCATCATCATCAGCGTGACTGATGCCACCAACTTCACCCTCGGCGTGCCTGGTCCTGGTGGCTTGGGGTCGGGCACTCCAGTCAACACCTTGCCGGGTACGCGTCAGCGGTTTATTATCCGTAACGACTCTGGCGGCGCGATGGGTACCGTGTCGTTCTCCTCTAACTGGGTACTGTCCACTCCGTTCGTGTCCCCACCGAGCGGGGGATATGTGGTCGTGGAGTTTGAGTGTGATGGAACGGCCACGGTTGCTGGTAAGTGGAAGCAGTTGGACCGCGCTATTGGCGGGTACGTTTCCACCAGCACGGCCTCGCTCCCAGCGACCACGCTTTACACCACTATCGTGCAGAACCTCACGGGATCCACGGCAAATGGAACGCTCACAATAGGCACGACCAGCTTTGTTACCGGCCAGCTTCAGTATGTCTACAACAACTCATCAGTGTCGGTGACGTTGGCCGCGGCAAGTGGCAGCATTGACACGACCCAGCTCCCTGCGGCTGCTGGTATTGTGCTGCGCTTTGATGGCACTAACTGGAATACTGTGGCAGGCACAGGTCTGCGCTCTAACAGCAGCGGGGTCTTTGCTCTCAGCACCCCTGCCCCAACTACTGGATCTGCCTTCACCCCCCTGAGCACCTCCGACTGTCTGCTGTCCATCAAGTGCACGACAGCTGCCACCTACACGCTGACCACTGGCCCAAGCACAGGAGCAGAGAACTCCCTGATGACACCAGGAACGGGGGTGATCGGTGTCCAGGTGCAGTACCGCATTCCCAAAAACTGGAAGGTGATTTTCACTGGCACCGTTGCCGACTTCGCCTTCCAGGCTCAGGCGGTCTAGGATAACGCCATGCCTGTTCTCGGCCCACCGAACCCACCCAGCCTCGGTCCCTCCCCGACCCTCTCCGACCTCATTAACGAGGTGCGGACGCACCTGTACCAGAACCAGGTGCCCCAGTTGAATCGGCTCCAAGGCGCTATCGACAACTTGACAACCACTATCCCCATGCATTATCAGCTCGGCGCTGCAACCAACCGTGGTGCCATCGTGGCTATTGAGCTGGAGCACGTTCGCGTGTGGGAGACACAGGGCAACACCATCACGGTGTGTGACAGGGGCATTGACGGCACCATTGCTGCTCCCCATGCGGACGGCATGGTGGCGGAAGCGATGCCTAAGTTCTCTCCCTTTATGATCCAGCGCGCGATCAACGAGGACATGGACGACCTCGGTGGTGTCGGTGGCCTCTACTCCATGCAGGACTTGGAGCTGGTTTACAACCCAGCCATAAGCGGCTACGACATGACTGACGCCAACACCGGCATCCCGGTCACGCCGTCACAGGTCATCGCGATCCAAGAGATTCGCT